TTGAACGTCGGACTGTTGACGGGCGACTATTCGGAGCGTGCAACGGCGGAGGTGCAAAAGGACTTGTTCATGACGGTCACGATCAAGGCCGAACTGCAATACATGGACGATGCCATCACGCGCCACCTTCGGCAATTCGACGCGGCTTTGCGGTTCTGCCACAAGATCGAGCAGTACACCGACCCCGAAGAAGCGCGGTCACAAGAGGAGTTCGATTTTCAGCATGGTTTGATTACCCGTAATGACATGCGGAAACGGCGCGGTCTAGACCCGTTGCCCGATGGCGACGTGTACTATTTGGCGCCGACCGTGATGACGGTGGATAGCGTGACGTATGGCGGTGGCGCAATGGGCGGCGCTATCCCGGTGGACGATGTAACGGAACCCGTGCCACAGCTACCCGCATCCCCACAGGGGGAGTCTAAGGGCGTCAGTATCGCGCCCTCGAAAAATTGGGATACGGTTACGAAATACGATATAGTCGAAATTGCAGACACGGACGATACGGATGAGGGCGGCACCTTGCCCGCATCGTTGAACGATCCCGAAATGGCCGCCGTATGGAAGGACATAAACAAGGCCGCCGTACCGTTTGAGTCCACATTCGAGCGCGGTGTATCCAACGTGTTCATGGACTTGGGCGAGGAAGTGGTGGCGGCTATCAAGGCGAGTGGTGGGAAGTCAATCCGTGGTGGTCTGACGAAAGCACAATTAGACGGTACGGCGCCGTTGTTCGACGTTGTGAAGTGGCAGAAGAAACTAGGGGCGAAGTTGGCGCCCGATGCCGCGCGTTTGATTGCGAAGATGATGGAGAAGGCCGTGACGTCGGTCGGGCAGAACTGGAACGACATCATTTCCACGTTTGACCTTGAATCGCAAAAGGTGTTGCAAGTCTCGCTCAACAAGATCAAAGAATCGTTGCCGACCATCGACAAGGAAATCCGCGGTTTGTTGAAGAAGAACGCGGGCATGGATGTTGAGAAGTTGGCCGACTTAATGAACGACCGTTTTGCTAATGTGTACAGCAAGTCACGTGCGAATGCCATTGCCCGAACCACTGTAACATTTACCACGAATGCGTCACAAAAGGCGGCATGGAACAAGCTAGGTTTCGACCGCCGCGTTTGGATCACGGAGCGCGACGGGGTGGTGCGGTATAAGCACCGTTTGGCGGATGGGCAGATTTGCGACGAAGGCGGCAACTTCACCGTCGGCGGCGAAACGACCGACCATCCGTGCGGCGACGGGCTTAGCGCGGGAAATGCGGTCAACTGTCGGTGTTACACGAAAGTGGCATCGAAGGCCGATTTGCAGGCGGCGGGGATTGCGGTGAATTAAGGACACACACGCACGGGCGCCCTAGAATGGGCACGGTGAACCCGTGATTTTCGGGTCTTTTGAAGGGAGGGACGGAGTATGGCAGAGGGATTATATTGGCATGCCAATAACGACAAAGATAGTGGTGCTATCTTGCCGCGTGAACAGCAAGAAAAAGCGGGCATTTACATGTCCGATGAGCCGCCCCAACAGGCGGACACAGGAGCGGAACAAAGCACGGACGGTGGCGTAACTTATAGGGATCGCCTACGTGAACAAGTGGCGGCGGCGAACGGGAGCGGCGTGTCGATGGAACGGGTGATAGCACGCAAGCGCGTTGCATACCAATTGTTGCACGGCACGCTTGCACTTTGGCAAATTGAGAAGGTGATTAAGGTTCTTTCCGATTGAATGTCAGATTGAATGATAGCGCAAAGGAGGGCGCGACCATGCCGATTGAACATCGAAAGACAATCCGCATCAGCGGAACGGGAACGCCCGTACTATCGGCAACGATTGCGATTGTACCGGCAAGCGAGGAAGCGATACGCGAGGAAGCGTACACGGAAGGTTTTATCGACGGCGTGAATGCCACACTTCCAAAGGTGGATGGCATCACGGACGACACAGACAACAAAACGGATTGAGTCGGTAGTGTGACGGCCTTAACAGGCAAGTGTGTAAGACGGTAGTGCGACGGTTCAAAATCATGGTGTAGACGTATGGCGGGTGGCACAATAGCCCCCGCCATGCCGAACACTTAGGCCGATACGAAGAGGTGCATAAAGTATGGTTATCAAATCTGGTAGTGCGGGCGTTGACGATCCGTATGCGCGGTATAAGACGCTAAGCGAAGGGGAGCGCCCCGTGCGTTCGTTCGGTGATGATTTGGTCGTCGTTAATCATACGGCGGCGGAAACAAAATCACTTATCGACATCGCCACGGGTCGCAACGTGTGGGATGCTACGACGGCATCCGCAACGGATCGCATTGAACTGATCCGCAAGATGGCGGCAAACGAAGAGCTGCATACGCTTATCGTTCCGCACATCATCACCACATCGGCACTTGACCGTTGCAATGATAGCATGAGCATCGGCGGTGCGGTGTTGAACAACTACAATGCCAACCCGATTGTATGCTATGGCCACGTCCCCGACTATTCGGTTGGCGTGTCGAAGAAGTTGGTGCGCTCCGAGAACGCCATCACATCGCAGACAAATTTCCATTGCCTGACGGACATCAGCAAAGAGATCGCAAAGCTGTCTCTATCGGGCGTGATGCCGATGGTTTCCATTGGCTTTATCCCGTTGCAATGGGAAGATGAATCGTTGTCGAAGGCGGAAGCCGCATCGGGCAACTTTTACCCGACGTGGGATAATTCGCGCCGCACGTACACGAAGTGGGAGTTGTTTGAATACAGCATCGTTCCCATTCCGATGAATCCAGAGGCGGGCGAGGTGCGGAGCACGGAAGATATGATCCGTAAGGGTGTGCAGGCGGGGCTTATCGCATCGGATGGTGCGGTGGCAAGTATGATGGCACGGGTCGGTAAGCGCTATGAGGTGCAAGCGCCCGCATCCGCCACGGCGCCCGCCGATACAGTAACAAAGCAACAAACAATAGGTAGTGACATGGATAATACAGCCCCTATGGGGAACCCTACGGGGAAGAAGAAAGACATGGGGACGGGTGCCGATCCCGATGCGGACATTGCCGGGCTTATGCAAGCGGGCATGACGGTACTTGGTGGTCTTAGCACGGGCGATGATTCATACGACGTGGAAGTGGCCGAAGCATTCCAAGCCGTTGCCGTGTTGGGCATCAAGTTCGCAAACGACGCCATTAGCACGTCAACGAACGAAGAGGTGCTAAGTATCGCCTCCTCGCTTTTGAAGGCGTCTAAGGCCATTCGTGACAGCGCTACGGCGTTCCTTGCATCGAACGACGATACGCCAAACAGCATCGAGGCGACGGACACGGTGCAGACCGACCCCGCCGCACTTGAGGCCACGGTGACAATGGCCATCGGTGGTTTGCCGACGCGTACGAAGGCGGGCGCGGTGCTTAGTGCCGCCAACCTTGCACTTCTCACGGGCGCACAAGAGAACATTCAAAAGGTCATCGACGGTGCACAACCCGCACCCGCCGCGGATGCCGAAAAAGCATTTGCCGACGATGAGCGCGTGAAGCATCTGGAGCGCGATGTAAAGGCGCTGACGGAGAAGTTGGCGGCGATGGAACCACAAGCGCCCCCCGCGAAGACGAAGAAGAAGTTGTCGGAGTATGGCGTAACGACGGCCTAATAGTGCATGGCCACATTTAACGAGTCAATTAACATAAAGGTAGTGTAATGGATATTTCAAAAATCGACGCGGTGCCCGATACGGACACCCTCGAAATGACGGGCGCCGAAGTGAAGGCACTCGTAGCAAGTGCGGTCGAAAAGGCCAAGCATGACGCCGATTTTAACGGCGGCATTCCCGTAAACAAGGGCGTGCAAGTCGGCAAGGATCACCAAGCCGAAGCAGACAAGGCATCGTTCATCGGCAAGTATCTTGCCGCCGCCGATGCACGTGGCTACGATACGATCAAGGCCATGCAAACGGAGCGCCCCGCGTTCTTTGCAACGTCGAAGGCCAACTTCAACGAAACGACAACGACGCAAGGTGGCTACCTTGTTCCGACGATTTGGGAGAACGACATCTTCCAAGTGGTCGAGAAGTACGGCTTTGCCCGCAAGATCGCTAAGGTCATGCCGATGCTGTCGCTTGTCCACAACATGAATCGCGGCGGTTCCATCACGGCGGCAATGGTTGCCGAAGGTTCGGCACCGACGCCGAAGGACGCCACATCGTTCCTCGCACAAACGACGCTGACGGCACGCAAGGCCGCGGGCGCCGCTATCACATCGCGTGAACTGCTGGAAGATGCAACACCGGGATTCCTTTCGTTCATCACGAACGAGATCGGTCGCGCCATCGCACAACTTGAGGATGAGCAGTTCTTCAATGGCGACGGCAACGCCCCGAACCACACGGGTCTTATCGGTACGTCGGGCGTCAACGTGCAATACTTCGGCGGTGCATCGAATAGCGGTAAGACCGCATTCTCGAATGTATCGTGGAAGGACCTTACCCGCATTCTTGCCGCAACGAACAGCGTCGTTATTAACAACGGCATCTTCGTCGTTCCGCAGACCATCGCCATGTATCTCGCTCAAGAGGTCGACTCGGTCGGTGGCCGTCCGATTTGGAACATGCAAGCCCCAATCGAATCCCTCAATGGTCTCGGTGTCGGTGCATCGGCATGGATGACGCCACTCGGCAAGCCCATGATCGTGGTTCCCGACGGTTGCTTCCCATCGTCCGCCGCAACAAAGGCAGGCGTAATCTTTGGCGACTTCTCGAACTACGGCATCCTCGGTGATCGCGCCACACTCGAAACGCAAACCTTCCGCGAATACTATGGTGGCGTAGCCCTCGGTGGTACGAACCAAGTGGCCGTTGAAGTTGCCGAGCGCTTCGGTGTTGCATTCCCTGCCCCAGCGGGCTTCACGCTGATCAAGACATCGACCACGTGATAACGCGGCTTCCCCTCCTCCATTCGTAATGGCGCGGTGAGTCCCCTAACGGGTGACTCCCGCGCCGACGGGTGGCGCAAATAAAAGACGGCGCAACAAAAGACACACATTCAACAACAGGAGAAAACACTATGGCACACGTGCCACCACCAGACAAAGCCGCCGACCGCGTTATCGTGTTCACGGCGAAGTACGACCAATACCTTCCCGGTTCGCAGATCCAAGTGAACGACGAATGGTATGATTTGTATGTGACGAAGCAAAAGGTAGCTACGGACTATGTGCCGCCCGTCATCGAGACCGCAACACCGAAGAGCAAGTAATGATTATCACCGTTGAAGATGCGAAGACTATCCCGTCAATTAACATCGACGTGGAAGACTATTCGCTGGATGATACGCTGACTTCTATCTGTGAAGAGGTGACGACGCGCATTGAAACGATATGCCGCCAACCTATCGAGCAGGTCACGAAGTCGGCGTATCGCTTCATCGGTTCGGGAACATACGAGCACACGTTCCCATTTTCGCGCATTAGCACTATTGCGAACGTCTACTATCGTGCGACGCCCGTGACGGCGTGGACGGCGGTGGATAGCGGCGACGTGGTAGTGCTTAGCGAATCCGCCACGGTCTACAATGACAACGCATGGATCGCGGGCATGGAGTACAAAGCGGACATCGTGGTAGGATGGTCGACGGTTCCCCTTGACATTGTATCGGTGGCACGCGAGATGGTGCAGATTCAATTCATGGAAATGGGGTCACGTGGTAGTGATGCGCGGCCAATCGGTTTGGCGGCAAAGGGTGAAAGCATCGGCGGCGGTAACGTGTCTACGTCGTTCATGGAGATGTTGCCGAAGTGGGAGTATCGTTTGTCACGGTATCGGGTGCCGACCGTATGAGCGACTCCCGCGCCATATACTTCGTCAAACGCGCACTGCCCAAGATCATGAAGCGGGCAATGCAGGACGCATCCGTTGCCATATCGGGATACGTCGGTGCGAACATGGCGACACGTGCGGTATCGACGGCGTATAAGTCGGGGGCATCGGATACGCCGTTCGTGAATAGCACGAACCGAAACCCCGCAAAGGGCGAGGGCACGTTGCGGGTGGCATCGGGACGGCTGTATAAGTCATTCGTCAAGGGCAAAGAGGGTAACGTGTTCGAGATCGAGACGACGGAGGACGGGATGACCACACTCCGTATCGGTTCAACGGTTCCATATGCGGCCATCCACGAATACGGCGGCACGATTGCCAATCCCGGTGGAACGCCATACATGATCGTGGACGGTGGCCGTGTGTTGTTCTTGAAAAAGGGCGACCCGCGTGCGGTTGGAACGACGAAGGCGCATAGTATCACGATGCCCGCACGTCCGTACTTGGGTCCCGCATTGGCACGGTTTGAAAAGGAAGCGTTGGGGACGATACAGGAGAACATCGCCAACGCGCTCATGGCGGCATACATGAACGGCATGACGGGGAAGAAGGGGGACGCGTCCTATGAGTAAGTCCAACCCCAGCACGCGGCGCGAATGGATATACGAAGTGGCGTATGCGGCGGTCGATGCTACGTCCGAATTTCGTGGCAAGGTAGCACGGACGCGGCAAGGGAAGAACGTAAACTATCCATCGGCACGGGTCATGATTATGCCCGACGTGATGGCAACGGGTGGACCCGTGACGGAATCGGGACAGGTTGGACTTGGGCAGATCGACGGCACTACGGGTGTGGCGGTCTACATCAAATTTCAAGAGGCGAATGACGCCACAGATGATGGGGTCGTAATAGCGGCGGAATCGTATTTGATCGACGTTGTAGAGCAAGCGCTGTACGGCATCACGCAACAGCAACGGGTGTTTAGTGCCGACGGCGGTGCGGGTGGATACACGGTCATGATTAACGGCGCAACGGTAACATCATCGGGGGCGGTAGAGGTGGACTTCGGCGGGAGTGTGCAAATCGTTACGGTAGTGCAAGGAGTGGTGGATTGGACGCAGCTATTCTGATGGATAATAAGCAGACGCGGGATTTGCCGCCCGTATCGGACCCAACGCGCGGCGAATGGCAAGACCCCCGCATCATTGCGGGTACGGAAGCGCCACTTGTGACGGTGGTAATGATTACGTCTGTGGCGGATCGTGAGAAATGGATTGCCGATGCCGTTGCTAGCATCCCCGCATTTGCCGAGGTGGTGGTGTGTACGACCGTGCAAGGCGATACGGAAGCGCTGACGGTCGAAAAGTACGATTCGGAAGAGAACGTATCCTTCATCGAATGCACGTACACGTACACGGGTGACTTCGACTTCGGACGCGCCCGCAATGTGGCGCAACAATTGGCAACGGGTACGTGGGTGTTTGCGTTGGATGCGGATGAACGGCTTGCAACGACACAACATGAATACCTACGGCGCATCCTGACCAACGCGCCCGATAACATCGGGTGTTACTATGTGTCGATGGTCATCCATCAGGTGCATGGACGTGGGAAGCGGTTAGAGGATAAGCGGTTCAACTATGCCATACCGCGCATTTATCGTCGGATCGGCACGAACGGCGAACCGCTCACGTGGGAGTGGTGCGTGCATGAACAAATCCTCCCTTCCGTTGCGGCACATGGTTACGATTGCGGTGATACGGGTTTGGTGGTGGTGCACGAAGGGTATTTGATCAGTGTGGAAGAGATGATAGCAAAGAAGCATCGCAACCTTTCGCGCATCATGCGGCAATACGAGGACACGCCACACACGTACATGCTGAACAAGATGAATGCAGAGACGGCGGAACTGACGGCGCTGTTGGCGGAGCGTGATAAAGAGCGCATCTGTGGCCCAATAGAATAGAGTAACGAAATCAATAATTAATTACGGAAAGGATAGCGCTCATGGCACTATCAAATATGAAGAACAGCGCGGGCATCGTCCGCAAGGGTTCTGGTAATGCGTGGATTCGCACGTGTAACTCCGACGGCACAAGCCCCGGCACATGGTACTCGCTTGGTATCGTGAAGGATTCGACGTTCAAGGATAACAGCGCATCGCAGTTCGAGGAAGATGAAGGCGGAAACCGCTATCTGACCACGGGCACGCGCGAAGTGGCTTTGTCGTTGACGTTTCTCCAACGTGATAAGAATCTTCGTGATTTGTGGTCGAACCTTCGCGGCACGTATTGCTCCATTCTGAAAGAGCAATCCTCAACACAGGTCAACGGCCTGTATGAGTATCTCGTTATCGGTATCGCCCAACTCGAAGACACGCGCGAGGTGAAGTTCCCCGGAACGGAAATCGCCGCCAACTTCATCGGCAACATCAACACGTCGGCATTGACCGTGGCGCTCACAACCATCAGCGGCGCCGCCGTTGCGGGTGCTTCGCTTGGTTCGCAAACGATCCCCGTGAATAGCTACTATCTAGAGTTCACAGTGTAACGGCTTTAATAGCGGGCGGTGCTATTAAAGCATCGCCCGCTTTTCTTTAATAACCCATACCCATAGGAGTGGTGAACATGGCAGATAACATTTTAGCGATGACAGGCGAACAACGTCTCGAAGCCCCGTACACGGTGGAAGTCGGCGACGTTGTTTTTCGTTTGGTGGACTTCAAACGTGAATGGTCCATCTCGCAAAGTGCCGAGGTGATGAAGGTGATCCGCAAGGTGCGGAAAGAATCGGGTGACGTTGACATCACAAGCGGCGGCATGGGCGGCATGGTGGCCATCATCGACATGCTCGGTGCATTGGCGGAACTGGAACTTGTGACGACGGTGGCGGCCTTGTTCTTCGTTCCGAAGTCGCAAGCATCGTGGAAGAAAAGCAAGATGAAGGACAACGCGGACACATTGGAAGAGTTGCCGACGGAAGCATTGATTGAGGCATTCCAGCGTTTTTTCTCTTCGAGTCTGTTTGCAAGTCTGGGCGTTTCCCTAACGTCTACCCCATCGACGGAGACGACGACGGAAGCGGTGGACTTGACGAATGGTTCGCCCGCGAATCCTACAACCGATACGGAATAGTCCCGCACGTCTACGACCTTCCGCCTGATGAATGGTTCTGGTTAGTGCACATGCTGGCGGATGGGGACGTGTTGAAGCATGACGCGATATACGAGCGCCCGATATACGTGGCGCTTGCCTATGCGGATAAAAAGATAGCCGACGCAAGGGCGCAGGCGGCGGCATACAATACAGAAAGTGCAGACGATGGCTAACATGGTAACGGGTACGATTGCGATTGATGCAACACCAGCGGTGGAGGCGTTGCAGAAAACGGGTGCAATGGTCGAAGACTTGGGTAACGCCATCAAATCCAAACTATCGGGCGGCAATGTAGACATCGGCACGGACAAGGCCGCCGCGGGACTTGGCACAGTAGCCACGCAAGCGTCGAAGGCAAACGAAGAGGTCAAGAAAGTCGGCACCGAAGGCGGTAAGGCCGTGGCCGCGTTGCCGCCGTTGGCACAGCAGGCGTCGAAGGCACTATCGGGCATGGGTGACATTGCAAAGCAAGCCGTCGGATTGTTCGGCGGCGGGCTTTTGCTGAAGGGCGTCGACGGTCTTATTGGCGGCTTCTCCGACCTATTCAAAAAGGGCGTTGCCGTTGACGGGATGATGGACAATCTGAAGCTCGGTTTCCGCACGGCGGGGACGGCAGAAGAAGACCTGAACAATAAGCTGAAAGCATCGGCAAAAACGGTAGGCGACCTATCCGATAAGTATGCCGTATCGAAGGGCGCGTTGAACGATGCCACCGCCGCGTTCCTTCGCTATGGCGGATCGACCGACAACCTTGCACAGAAGCAAGAGTTGATTATCGGCCTTGCAAAGAAGGGCGGCATTGAGTTTGAAGCCGCCGCGCGATTGTTGGCAAAGGCCACCGACCCCGAAAACGAAGCCAACCTGAAGCGCTTGGGTATCGTCCTTGATAAGAACGCCACCGATACGGAGCGCTTTAACAAAATCCAAAGCAAACTGGTCGGCACGTTGGGGTCGGTCGAAGAGGCGGCGCATGGTCCGGGCGGAACGATTGACCGTATGACCAATGCGTTTAACGGATTCAAGGGTGCCGTGGGGTCGGCACTTATCGAGGCGCTCGATCCGCTGTTCAAATTCTTCTCCAACTTCGCCACGTTCATGGTTACGAACGTGTTGCCCGCGTTCAAATCGTTTGTGGGTGTGTTCAAGAGTGGCGTCGAGTTCTTAGGACCCATCATCCCGATTCTCGGTGCATTGGCGGCGGGGCTTGTGGTCTTCACCATCGCCACGGAAGCATCGTTTGCGGCGACGGCTAAGACGTGGGTACTGGAGAAGGCGCAACTGGTAACGAAGTACGCCAAGATCGCCGTCGACAACGCATCGACCATTGCATTGCAAGCGGCAACGGCGGCGCAGTGGCTTTGGAATGCGGCGCTTAGTGCCAACCCCATCGGGCTTGTTGTCCTTGCTATTGCGGCACTTGTGGCGGGATTCATCTTGCTTTACAAGTACGTTGCCCCGGTACGTGAGTTCTTCGACGGCGCATTTGCGGCGGTGGTGCCCGTGCTTATGCAAGTGTGGTCGGTCATCAAGGCACTTGGTACGGCTATCGGTTCGCTGCTTCTCGTTCCCTTCCAAATCCTGTGGATGAACATCAAGGCCGTATGGTCGGTGGTCAGCGGATTGTTCGCCGCATTCACGGGCGGCGCGGGATCATCGAAGGGCGCACTCGAATCGCTGAAATCCGCACTTGAAAAGGTATCGGTATTCCTTACAGCATTGAAGGCGGGGATTGCGGGATTCCAGAACGTGATTCACGTATTCGTGGAGACGTTCGGAACCATCATCGACCGATTGATACACCTTGACTTTAGCGGTGCAAAGGAAGCGTTCTCGAAAGCGGGCGAGAAGATGGGCGCGGCATTCAAGGAAGGCGCACAAAACTCGCTAGACGAATCCGCATTTGACAGCATCAAGGAGAATGTAGAGAAGCTCGGTAGTGCGAACATCGAAATCAAAGCCAAAATATCCGCATCGGGTGATGCCGCGAAATTGGCCGACGACCTTGCGAAGACGGAAGAGAAAATGAAGCCGTTGGAGGTCAAGGTTAAGGCGGGACTGGCATCACCAAAGGAACGCGAAGAGTTTGACAAGTTGGCCGCAAAAGCGGGTGACATTGGTAAGAAGATTGCCGAATCCGTACCCGAAGCCGTGAAGGGGCAACGCGAGATATTGACCGCATCGGGTAAGACGGTAACGGTGTACGAAGTGCAGGCCGCGAAGGTGAAAGAGATCGGTGCGGCGCAAAAGAAACTATATGAGGGCGAGGCGCTTGCAAACCAAAACAAGTATTCCGCCAACGTCGAAAAGCTAACCGACCTGTATTCACGGTCGAAGACCACACAAGCGGAATTGTTCGAGCAGGCAAAGAAGGCCACCGATCCGAAGCAAGCGGCGGAATTGCTAGCCAAGTACGACGAAGCAAAGAAGAAGACCGCCGAATATGGCGCATCCCTGAAAGACGCATACGACAAGGGACGCGAGGGTGGACTATTGACCGAGCAGGCGTTCACGAAGGTGTTGGTGGCACAGGGCATGAACGTCGAAGAGGCGAAAAAGTTCTATGCCGAACAGAAGAAGCAAGCCGAGGAAGCCGAGAAGGTCGCCGCCATCATTGCCAAGTATAAGTCATCGTTCGATGATGCGAAGAAGGCGGCGGATGAGATGTTAGCAAAGGCGCAAAGCGAAGGTGCGAACTATGAGGAAGGACTACGCATTGCGCGGAAGAATGGCGATAAGGAAGAGATCAAGCGACTGACGGAATTGTTGGCGGAACGGAAGCGTCAACAATTGGAGGCGGCACGCGAGGAGCGACGGTTGACGAAGGTCGGAGAGCGCAACGACGGCGAGGCGCGGTTGAAGTTGCAGGATGAGTTCAACGAACGCACAAAAGAGGCGTTCAAGAAGGCCGCCGACATTCAGACGCAAACGACGAAGGACATGGCGAAGGCCGACATTGAGGCCATGACGAATGAGTTCGAGAAGAAGAAAGCGCTTCTCGAACAAGAGACCTTCGATAAGGTGCAGGCGGTGAATGCCGAGATAGCGGAGAACGCAAAGGCAAGCATCAGCGAGGCGGCACGGGCAAAGGTCTACGAAGCATTGGAGGCAAAGCGCAACGAGATCGTGGCGGAGGCATCGCAGAAGCG